GAATATCAAAGTGGTGTTCCTCGTATAGGTAAATAGGAGAATAAATTATGGCTATAACACAAGCAATTGCAAACAACTTTAAAAAATTACTACTAGAGGGTGACTCTAATTTTAAACAAACTGGTGGTGATAAATATAAGTTAGCTCTTTATACTTCTTCAGCTACTCTTAACTCAGCAACAACTTCATTTACAACTGGTAATGAAGTAACATCATCAAACTATTCATCTGGCGGTGGTGCACTTGTCAACAACCCAACTTCTTTAACAGCTGGCGTTGCAAGAGCAGATTTTGCTGACTTGTCATTTGTAAACGTTACTTTGACAGCAAGAGGAGCTTTAATTTATAACACATCATCTGCTACAACTAATTCTGCAGTTTGTGTTTTAGATTTTGGAGGAGACAAAACAGCTACTTCAGGTACGTTTACAGTTCAGTTTCCAGCACCAACATCAACAGCAGCGATACTAAGAATATCGGGCTAATAGGAGGAAGCTCCTATGGCGGATAAAACTTATACGGTCACTGTTGCAAGTGGTAACTTGTATGGTGGAGGTACGGGTAACGTTTACTATGTAGATGGAACACGTAGTTCGACTGGACCAGGTAATATCATATGGCCTATTTCATCTACTTTACGTTTTGAACAGAGTGATGCGTCTAATGATAATCATCCATTAATATTTTCATCAACAACAAATTCATCTGGTTATCTAACTTCTGGTGTTACCTATTACTTAGATGGAGCAACCACATATTCTAATTACGTTAACACCACAAATTTCAACGCTGCTACTACTAGATACATCGAAGTAGATGTAACAACCCCTGATTTTTATTATTTATGTTATGTCCATGGAATAGGAATGGGTGGACTTATGGATGTTGCTACAGGTAAAACGTGGAGTGTAAGCACATGGGGAGATAATCAATGGGGAGATCAAGTTGGTCCTACTTTTACAGTAACTGGTCAGGCTTTAACTGCTTCTTTAGGAAATGAAAGTGTTGGCATTGATGTTAGTATTACTGCAACAGGTTTTCCTCTTTCATCTAATACTGGAAGTTTAACAGCTTTTGGTTTAGCTTTAGTCACTCCATCAGGTATACCTATGACAGCAGCTTTAGGAACAGCAGACGCTGGTCCTGATGCAATGTTAACAGGTATTCAAATGTCTATGGGACTTGGTACTGTTGATGCCTTTAATTTAGCAGGTTGGGGCAGACTTGGATGGGGAATAAATTCTTGGGGCATAGAAGGTATCAATGCAACTGCAATACCAACAGGTATTGGAATGAGTGCAAATTTAGGTTCTGTAACCGGAGGAATTATTATTGATGTAAGCGTAACCGCTAACACTTTAAATGTAGCTCAATTAACTTTAGGTAATGTTGACCCTGCACCGGATGCAATGATCACAGGTAATTTTATGATTGCCTCTTTAGGTACTCTAGGATTCCAAGGTGATGTTTTACCTGTACCTACAGGTTTACCATTAACTGCTGGTTTAGGAAGTGTAACAGTTAATTTAGTTCAGGAAGTTGACGTTACAGGGCTTGCATTAACAGCAGCTTTAGGAGATGAAACTGCATTTAGTGATGTTACAGTAGATACAACTGGTTTTGGGTTGACTATTACTTTAAACAGTGCTAGTGCTTTAATCTGGAACGAAATAAACACAGGTTCTGCTCCAATAGATCCTCCAGGATGGCAGGAGGTCGTTGCATAAAGAGTTTGACAGTAACTCTTTATTTTTATAAAATAAACGATATAAGGACTTTAATATGGCAAATTCAACATCTGCAAGTTTAAAACTTACAGTCCAAGCAACTGGAGAAAATTCAGGAACTTGGGGACAAATTACAAACACAAATTTATTAATTCTTGAACAAGCAATTGGTGGTTATCAAGCAGTTGCTATTACATCAGGAGTTACTTTAACTTTTTCTAATGGAGCCGTATCAAACGGTAAAAATCAAGTATTAAAATTAACTGGTACAATTGCAGGTGCGGTAAACGTAGTTGTTCCAGATGGAATAGAAAAAACTTACATTATAGAAAACGCAACTACAGGTGCACATAACGTAACTGTTAAAACTTCTTCTGGAACAGGATTCACTTTTAGTGGAACAGAAAAAAATAAAGCTATTCTTTATTCAGATGGAACTAATATTGTTGAAGTTAATAATGATTTAGCAGGTTTAACTGTAGGAACTGATATTCAAGCTTATAATGCAAACCTTGCAGCAATAGCTGGTTTAACATCAGCAGCGGATAAAGGTATACAATTTACAGGATCCGGCACTGCTGGAGTTTATGATTTAACGGCTGCTGGTAAAGCATTGTTAGATGATGCAGACGCAGCAGCTCAAAGAACGACTTTAGGATTAACAACAACTAGTGATGTTCAATTCGACTCTTTTGGAGTAGGAACTGCAGCATCTGGAACTACTGGTGAGATAAGAGCAACTAATGATGTAACAGCTTTTTACTCTTCTGATGTAGCTCTTAAAGAAAATATTACAAACATACCTAATCCATTAGATGCTTTAAAAAAATTAAATGGAGTTTTATTTGATTGGAAAAAAGAATACATCGATAAAAGAGGCGGAGAAGATGGATACTTTGTTAGAAAAAAAGATGTCGGAGTTATAGCTCAAGAAGTAGAAAAAGTTTTACCTGAAGCTGTTGCTCAAAGACCCGATGGTATTAAAGCAGTTAAATATGACAGACTAACTTGTCTATTGATTGAAGCAGTCAAACAATTACAAGACAAGGTAGATAGTTTATCACACAAGGGGAATTAATCCATGGCAGTCCCTTCTACTAATGTTGGATTATCAGACATTCAAACTACTTTTGGTGGTACTAATCCAATTGCAATATCAGAATATTATTTAGGTGGACCTTTAGTTAGTTCCGGTACACCTGCACCTAACGGTCCTATTCCAAGTTCAGGACAAATTTCAATAGGTCAGTTCAGAGCAGCTGCAGCAGTTATTTCTACAGACTACTTAATTGTAGCTGGAGGTGGCGGCGCTGGAGGAATGGGCGGCGGAGGAGGCGGCGGTTTTAGAACTTCTTTTGGCATTCCTGGAGTTTCTGCTTTTTCTTTATCTGCAGGTTCTTACCCTATCACTGTTGGTGGTGGCGGTAGCGGAACAGGTGGAACATCAGCTTCTAATGGAAGCGACGGAGATGATTCAACTTTTAATTCATTTACATCCACAGGTGGTGGAGGTGGCGGAGGAGCCAATGCAAGTAATAACGGACGATCTGGTGGATCTGGAGGCGGAGGCGGAATGCCTAGCGGTCCTGGATCACAAAACCCTGGTGGAGCAGGAAACACTCCACCTGTAAGTCCTCCTCAAGGAAACGGTGGTGGATATGGAGCAAGATTAGCCGGAGGCGGNGGTGGCGGAGCCGGTGGTTCCGGATCAAATATGAGTGGAAGTGGTGGAGGTGCTAATGGCGGACCTGGTGGAAGTGGTTCTTCAAGTTCTATTACAGGATCTTCTATCACAAAATCTGGCGGCGGTGGCGGAACCGGTTGGTCAAGTGGCGGTAACGGAGGATCCGGCGGCGGAGGAAATGGAGCAAATAACGTAGGATCAGGTGGTAACGCTGGATCAACTAATAGTGGCGGCGGTGGTGGCGGAAATTGGAATTCCGGTGGTAGCGCAGGTGGTCCTGGTATCGTAATAGTACGTGTGCCTGATTCAGCAGGAGTATCTGTTTCTCCAGGAAGTAATACAGTTGCCACAGATGGAAGCAGTAAAGTAGCAACATTTAATACAACAGGGACACTAACATTAAGTTAATATTATGGCACATTTTGCAGAATTAGATGAAAACAATATAGTATTAAGAGTATTAGTATTTGACGATGCTGATGTAAATGCTAATGGTGGAGATCAATCACAAACAGCAGCTTCTTTTTGTGAAACAATAGTTCCTTTTTCAGAAACAGGTGTAAAGTGGGTACAGACTTCTTTCAACAATAATTTTAGAAAACAATACGCTTCTAGAGGTTTTACTTATAATCCAACACAAAATGTATTTATTAAACCTCAACCTTTTTCATCATGGTCCTTAGATGGCAACAATGATTGGCAAGCACCAATAACTTATCCAACAGTTACAGAAGAAGGTGACATTACATATTATATATATTGGAATGAAACTGCTTATCAAGCTGATAACAGTACAGGTTGGGAAACTACTAAATCAAATGATACTTCAGAAAATCCTACCATTTATAAATGGAACGGAACAACCTGGATATCCTAACAACATCTATTTACTTTTAATTTAATATAAAGTATTCTGCAAATCGAAAGTTATATGCAGTTATTTAATTATTATCATTATTTTAAGTCAGCAATTCCAGAACGTATTTGTGATGACATTGTTCGTTATGGTCATCAAATTAAAGATACGNTAGCAGTTACAGGTAACTATAGCACTGATACAAAATTAAATAAAAAACAAATGAAAGATTTAAAAAAAACAAGAAATTCNAATGTTGTTTGGATGAATGATAATTGGATTTATAGAGAAATTCAACCTTATATAAATGCTGCCAATAGAGATTCCGGTTGGAATTTTGATTGGGATTTTTCTGAAGAATGTCAGTTTACAAAATATAAAAAAGGTCAATATTATGATTGGCATTGTGATAGTTGGGATAAACCCTATGATGCACCTAATACTCCTTCTCACGGTAAAATTAGAAAACTATCAGTAACAGTATCTTTGTCTGATCCAAAAGATTATAAGGGTGGAGAATTAGAATTTGATTTTAGAAACAATATGCCTAATAAAAAAGCTAATATACGTAAATGCAAAGAAATATTACCTAAAGGATCTTTAGTTGTTTTTCCTTCTTTTGTGTGGCATAGAGTATGTCCTGTAAAAAGTGGTGAAAGAAATAGTTTGGTTATCTGGAATTTAGGGTACCCATTTAAATAAAGGAGACAAATGTCATTTAAACAAAATAAATATACAGTAATAAAAAAAGTAATATCTGCTGAACTAGCAGATTTTATATATAAATATTTTTTAAATAAAAGAAAGGTTGCAAAATTTTTATTTGATAAAAAATATATTTCACCTTTTACAGAATACTTTGGAATATGGCATGATGAACAAGTACCAAATACTTATTCCCATTATAGTGACATTGCAATGGAAACTTTATTAGAAGAAGTAAAGCCTATTATGGAAAAACATACTGGTATAAAATTATCCGAAACTTATTCTTATGCAAGAATCTATAAACATGGAGATATTTTAGCTAGACACAAAGATAGATATTCATGCGAAATATCCACTACATTAAATCTAGGTGGCGAGTCTTGGCCAATATATCTTGATCCAACTGGAAATACTAAAAGAGCTGGTATTAAAATTGATTTAGAACCTGGAGACATGTTAATCTATTCAGGTTGTGACTTAGAACATTGGCGTGAAGAATTTAAAGGTAAGAACTGTGGTCAAGTATTTCTACATTATAATAAAGCAAATTCTAAAATAGCTAAAGAAAACTATTTAGATAGAAGACCTATACTAGGTGTGCCTGTTTTTTTTAAACGATGAAACAACACAAGTTAAATAAAAACAATAATTTTATTGAAGGTTATTATATGTCTAATTCTTCAATCTGTAATGATTTAATAAATTTTTTTGATGAATCTAATAATAAAATAGTAGGAGTTCAAGGTGATCAGATAATAGATAAAACAAAGAAAGATAGTACAGACCTTAGTTTAGGTATAAATGATGTTGCACAATATAAAATTCTAAATTCTTACTTTAAAGAATTAGGTAAATGCCTTGAAATGTATAAAAAGAAATACAAGTTTTGTGATAAATATGGATTTTTTGGATTAAATCCTTGTTTTAATATTCAAAAATATAAACCATCACAAGCTTATTTTGGTTGGCATTGTGAGAAAGCAGATATAAAAGTAAGTGCTAGGCATTTAGTTTTTATGACATATTTAAATGATGTTAAAAAAGGTGGAGAGACAGAGTGGTATTATCAAAAATTAAAAGTAAAGCCTGAAAAAGGTTTGACAGTTATATGGCCAAGTGAATGGACCTTCACACATAGAGGTATAAAAGCAGTGAAAGAAGACAAATATATTATCACTGGATGGTATGTCTTTAAGTAAAGTTGAAAAGTTTTCTAAGGAATGTTTAGAAGATATTAGTTATCCTGACAAACCAACATCATGGCATGTTAAGGGAAGATTAAAAAATAAATCAAATCAAAATTTTAAATTTGACGTAGGAGGCATGATTAATATGCCTAATAATGAAAAAGCTAAAAAAGGAAATATCTTAAGCAACGCTGATAAAATGGTATTTGAAGATCAAAAGTATTGGATTATAATTGATATAGAAGAACTTCACCTTTATTTAAAAGAAAAAAAACTACAAAAAGTCTATTTACAGGATTTGCTAGATAAACTAGAGTGGAATATATTACTGTCAAAAAAGTAAAAAGCCTATATAATGAGGTATCATGCTACAAAAATTAAATTTTAAACCTGGGTTTAACAAACAAGATACGGAATCTGGTGCCGAAGGTCAGTGGACTGATGGAGATTTTGTAAGATTTAGATATGGACTACCTGAAAAAATAGGTGGTTGGGCACAAAGTACTAATGAAACATTGCCTGGAGTAGCTAGAAGACAACACTCTTTTACCTCTTTTGTTGGAGAGAGATACGTAGCTATAGGTACTTCTCAAGGTTTATTTCTATATTATGGAGATGCATTTTTTGACATTACTCCTTTGGACACAGCTATTACCGGCTGTACTTTAACAACTGTTAATGGCTCTGCCACTGTAACTGTTAATAAAACTTCACACAACTTAGCAGTGGGAAGATATATAACTTTATCTGGTGTGACTGTTACAGGAGATTCTGATTTTACTCCAGCTATTTTACAACAAGCTTATGAGATTTTAACAGTGGCTACAAATAGTTTTACTATTCAAGCTTCTAGAGCTGAAGGTGGTTCAGGTATGACTGCAGCAGGAGCAGCCACAGTTAATCCTTATGTTGAAGTAGGACCTGTATCACAAACTTTCGGGTATGGATGGGGAACTTATTTATGGTCAGATAGTACATGGGGCACTGAAAGAGCTACAAGTAATGTGACTCTGGATGCAGGAAACTGGAGTCTTGATAATTTTGGTGAAGTATTGGTTGCAACTGTTTTTAATGGTAAAACTTTTACATGGGATGCAGGTGCTACAAATGCTAGAACAATTAGAGCCTCACAATCAACAACTAATTTTAATACTACGAACAATCCAACAGCTACAAGAATTTCGGTTGTATCAGACAGAGATCGACATTTATTTCATTTAGGTACAGAAACAACCATTGGTGATTCAACAACACAAGATCCTATGTTTGTTAGATTTTCTAACCAAGAAGATTTAAATACTTATGCACCAACAGCAACTAACACAGCAGGTACTTTTAGATTAGATACCGGTAATGAGATTAGAGGTGCTATACAAGGTAAAGATTATATTTTTGTAACGACTGATCTTGCAGCTTATGTAATTCAATTTGTGGGTCCACCTTTTATTTTTTCTGTTAGACAAGTTGGTACTAATTGTGGATGTGTAGGTCAACACGCAATGTCTTATGCAAATGGTGCTGTATGGTGGATGTCAGCAGAGGGTGGGTTTTTTGTATACGATGGTACAGTTAAATCATTACCATCACTTGTAGAAGATTTTGTATTTAACACAGATGGAGATAATTTAGGAATTAATTTATCTTCAAATGATATTGTTTATTCTTCACCTAATTCTTTATATACAGAAATAAATTGGTTTTATCCTAAAGCAGGATCTTTACAGATTGATAGATGTGTGACTTATAATTATCAAGAAAATGTTTGGACGACTTCATCATTAGATAGAAGCACTTATCAAGATCAAGGTGTTTTTAATGCTCCTTATGCTACTGATTATGTACAAACAGACACACCTGTATTTTCACAAATATTAGGAATTACAAATTTATATGGAGCTAGTATATACTATGCTCATGAAGTAGGTACTGATCAAGTCAACACTTCAGGCACAACTTCTATAGATGCTTTTATTAGATCTGGAGATTGGGATATTACCTCTAGACGAAGCGCCTTGGGTCAGGCAACAGGAGTTGCTGACTATAGAGGTGATGGAGAATTTTTTATGTCAGTCAAACGATTTATACCTGATTTTAAATATCAAACAGGTAATGCTCAAGTAACTTTATTTGTAAGTAGTTA